ATCTAGGACGCAAACCTAAAGCACTGACAGCATTAGTTCGTAATTGTGTCAATATGTTTGGTAGTTACAACGTAGGATTAGTTTGTACTAATCACACATACGCTTCACAAGACATGTTTGACCCTGATGATAAAATCAGTGGTGGACAAGGATTTATCTATGCTTCGAGTATTGTTGTTGCTATGAAGAAACTTAAACTTAAAGAAGACGAAGATGGCAATAAAATTAGTGACGTAATGGGCATTCGTTCAGCTTGTAAGGTAATGAAAACTCGTTATGCCAAACCATTCGAAGGAGTTCAAGTTAAGATTCCTTATGAAACAGGAATGAATCCTTATAGCGGATTAACTGACTTGGCTGAGAAAAAAGGATTGCTGAAAAAAGATGGAAATCGATTAATGTTTATTACTAGTGACGGAGAAATTATTAAACAATTTCGCAAAGGTTGGGAAAATAACGAAGACGGATGCTTGGATAAAGTAATGAAAGATTTTGCAAATCAAAAAGAAACGGTAAGTACTGAAGACACAGCACAGGAGGAATAAGCACATGTCAGTAGATTTATCTTACGAAATATGGAATGAATTGAAACGTTATATCAATGTTGTTGATAGAAATGAAGCGGCAGAAACACTTGTTTCAGTTTTAATTGACAATGATATCGACGCCGATGATATCAAAACAAATTTTAAATCAGATTCAGAAGTTAAACGAGCACTTGCAAGTTATCTTAAAGATCATCTTGATGAAGAAGACGAAGACGAAGATAATTATGAAGATGAAGAAGACGAAGACTATTGATGTGGTATAGTAAAGTTACAGCCAGTTTAGATGCTCTGCCTGATTTTATTGCGTACTACGAACGCGAACTTGAAGAAGCTAAAAAAGAATGTCGGGTAGGCGGGTTGATAGAAAAAAATATCACTGCTTTACCTGGCATTACTGAGCATCGGTTTAATCAATTACAAGAAGTAGAAGCGGTACTTAATTTTCTTAATATTCAGTTAAAAAAAATTAGAAGAAAATACTTCCAAAAATATTTAGAAGGATATGCACGAGCTTTAACAAGTCGAGATGCCGAAAAATATGTAGATGGTGAAGATGATGTAATTGATTTTGAAACATTAATTAATGAAGTGGCTTTACTAAGAAATAGATGGTTAGGTATCATGAAAGGGCTTGATACTAAACAGTGGCAAATGGGGCATATCGTAAGATTGCGTACTGCCGGTATGGAAGATATACAATTATAATATGTTTAGAAACGCTGACGAATCACATCAACACAGTTTAGAGACACTTAATTTGCTCTACGAGTACGATGACTTTATGTTATCTATTAAAACTGTAGCAGACTTAGGCTGCGGATTAGGTAAAGATATTACCTGGTGGGCCACACGTACGACACGTGATGAGAGGGCAATGCCTCTTAACATTAAATGTCAAGGCATTGACATATTAAATGATTTGCCAGTTGCCAGACAATATTCAAACATGACATATCAAAAAACTGATTTTGAAGATGTTATATATCCTTTAGAAGAAAAATTTGATATATTGTGGTGTCATGATGCATTTCAATACGCAATTAATCCAATTCAAACTTTATCAAACTGGCGAAAAATTTCTTCGAACGGAGCCATGCTGGCGATTATTGTGCCACAAACTACAAATATACATCTTAGAAATTTAGATTTTTACCAACAAGATGGTTGCTTTTATCATTATACTATGGTGAATCTTATTCATATGTTAGCATTGACAGGTTGGGATTGTCGTGCCGGATTTTTTAAAAAAGACCCAACCGATAATTGGATTCATGCTATTGTATATAAAAGCGATCAAGAACCACGCGATCCAAAAACGACAAAATGGTATGACTTAGCAGAAGCCGGATTATTGCCCGATAGTGCCGCAAAATCTGTCAATTCTGTTGGTTTTGTACAACAAAAAGATCTAATTTTACCCTGGTTAAACAAAAGTGCTAATTTTATAAGTTAGTATATACTAACTTATTGAAAAATAAGCCCTTTTTAGGGCTTATTTCATTTAAAATAAGTATTTTGGTTGACTTTATTTCCTAATTTTGCTATAATTTGAAAATAATAAGAAATTAAAAGATGAAATTAACAAGTTCAAATTTTTGTAATTCATACAAAAATGAAGTTGACAAATAATTCTTTTGATAATATAATAGAAACATAACGTAACAAAACAGGAGCTAATAAATGACTACAGTTTTAATTAAAAATGGTGTTTATCGCAATCAGCTAGTAAACAATGTTGCATTTACACTTGTTAAAGATTTTCAAACAGGTGCTAAAGGAAATTTTATAACTGTCAAATCAGACGGATTTTTTGGCGAAGAGTTTGATATTGTACGAGTTAAAGTAAACAGTATCGAAGATGTCGAAATTACTAATCAACAATCTACAGGGGCAAAAAAAGTGAAAACTGAAACAGTAGTTCAAGAAACTGATGATGAGATTATGGATCGTATCGAAAAACGATTCGATATTTTACAACAAATGACTCGTGCTACTATTTCAGGTGATGTTCGTGCTATGATTGTTGTTGGTCCTCCGGGAGTAGGCAAAAGTTTTGGGGTTGAACATGAACTTGAAAAATCAGGTATGTTTGACAAAATTGCCGGACGTCGTATTAAATATGAAATTATTAAAGGTGCGATGACACCAATTGGCTTGTACTGTACCCTATATCGTATGAGCGATCCACAAAACGTTTTAGTGTTTGATGACTGTGACTCTGTGTTTCAAGATGATTTGGCATTAAATATTCTTAAGGCTGCTCTAGATTCAGGCAAGAAACGTAAAATTTATTGGAATTCCGATAGTGCTATGCTACGACGTGAGGGAGTACCAGATAGCTTTGACTTTAAGGGTGCGGCAATTTTTATTACCAATCTTAAATTTGAAAATTTGAAATCTAAGAAAATGCAAGATCACTTAGAGGCATTACAATCACGTTGTCACTTTTTGGATCTTACATTAGACACAATGCGTGATAAATTATTACGTATCAAACAAATTTTCCGGCAAGGTCAATTATTTAATGATTACGAGTTTGATCCAAAAGTTGGCGAAGAAATCATTGAATTTATGAAAGATAATCAAGATAAATTGCGCGAAATTAGTTTGCGTATGGCTCTTAAACTTGCCGATCTTACAAAAGTAAGTGCTAATAATTGGAAAACATTGGCGATTTCAACTTGTATGAAAAATTCTTGATAGTTAACGATAGTTAACTAAGTATTCAGTAGCTCCTGAAACGTGTAATAGCGTTTCATTTATAATAGGTACCCATAAAAAGGTACCTATTTTTTTGACTTACTAACAGTAAATATGCTACAATATATTATATGAAAAAAGCATTAATTATAATCCGTGACGAAGTTAATATTAAAATTGAGGGGCTCGAGTTAGATGCTCGACGTAGTTTGACTAATGCTTTTAAATACGATGTGCCAGGCGCAAGATATTTGCCAGCAGTTCGATTAGGCAGATGGGATGGCAAAGTATCTTACTTTCAATTAGGTGGTAGTACTTATGTAAACTTATTACCTGAAATTGTCCCTATATTAGATAAATTTAATTATGATATTGAATTGGATGACCAGCGAGACTATCCGACTAGATACGAATTCTCAAGTGTGAATGAATCAACTTTTAGTCATATCAATTGGGGAACAGGACATCCAATGTCGGGCCAACCAATTATGTTACGCGATTATCAAGTTGAAATTATTAATAATTTTTTAGCCAATCCACAGTCAATACAAGAAATAGCAACAGGTGCTGGCAAAACTATTATGACTGCCGCATTAAGTCAACGATGCGAAGTACACGGCCGTACAATCGTAATAGTTCCAAATAAATCTTTAGTGACACAAACAGAAAAAGATTACAGAGGGCTGGGATTAGATGTCGGTGTTTATTTTGGCGACAGAAAAGAACTTGGCAAAACTCATACTATCTGCACATGGCAAAGTTTAAATATTTTATTAAAAAATACTAAAAATTATTCTGCCGAAACTACTATACAAGATTTTTTAGAAGGTGTTGTATGTGTGATGGTAGATGAAGTACATATGGCTAAGGCCGATGCGTTGAAAACATTGCTGACCGGAGTAATGGCAAAAATACCTATACGTTGGGGATTGACGGGAACTGTGCCAAAAGAAGCATTTGAATTTCAAGCATTAAAAATAAGTTTAGGACCAGTTATTAATCAATTATCAGCCAGCGAATTACAAGACCGGGGAGTACTAGCACAATGTCATGTAAATATTGTACAGCTAATAGATCATGCAGAATTTACAAATTATCAAAGTGAATTAAAGTTTTTATTAGAAGAACCAGACAGATTAAAAACTATAGCAAATTTAATAACACAAGTCAATGCTACAGGAAATACACTTGTGCTAGTTGATCGTGTCGCCGCTGGTCATGCTCTTGTAGAATATTTAGGAGAAAAGGCAGTTTTTGTAAGTGGAGCAACCAAAGGAACTGATCGTGATGAAGAATATAAAGAAGTGGCAACTAGTACAGACAAAATTATTGTGGCAACTTATGGTGTTGCGGCTGTTGGCATTAACATACCTCGCATATTTAATCTTGTGTTGCTAGAGCCAGGAAAAAGTTTCGTTCGCGTTATCCAAAGTATTGGACGTGGAATTCGAAAAGCAGAAGATAAAGATCATGTAGAAATATGGGATATTACATCTACATGCAAATTTGCCAAAAGACATTTAACTAAAAGAAAGGTATTTTATAAAGAGGCAAACTATCCATTTACACAAGAAAAACTTGAATGGAAATAAAGGTTGCTCTTGATAAAAAAATTTGTTATACTAACACTATGAGAATATTAACATTAGACAATACTCCGTATGATCTCAATCATTTACCGGAAGAAATAGATGATATGCGTTTTGCTATTTTAGATAATAGTAATCCGCACGAAGTGGATTATCATTATATTCCATTGATTTTTTTAGAAAGTTTTAATGCCCCTGCATTGGTGTTAAAGATTGGAGAAAATCGAATAAGAATGCCGGTTGATTGGAAATTATTAATTGGCGAACCAGATTTTGGAGATTTAGAAGTAATAGCTTTGTCATCATTAAATGATAGAGGATTTAAAGCATTTCAATTTAATCCATTAACTAGTTTTAGGCCTAGTTTTCTAGATGTTGAAATATTAGATGTATATCAGGATGTCGCGTGGTACGCCCCTAAATTAAAAAACGGACAGATATTGTGCGTACCGATATCTGATGGTCCAGAACCTAAATGCGTTTATTTTGTAAAAGAAATAAGTCGTAATTGCGAAGTAGTAGATTATAGCCAGGCTTTCTAATGAAAAAATTAACTGATAATAAAAAGCAATATGCGGTATCAGATACTAATTTAGTAGTACCAAAAATTAAAGATACTGCTAAAAAATTAGCTGATAATTTAGATTCTAAAATTAAAAATCTAGAGACAACAATAACTGAACAAGATAAAATTATTAAAAAACTTCAACGTGATATTGTTCGTATCAAAGATCAAATAAGTCAAATCGCAGGAAAAATATCACGTGGATAAGCTAACCATTAGTAATGAAATGAAATGTTTTGATCAAAAAGATCGAGACTTTTATAATTCTTTAACTGACGAAGAGAGAAAAAAATTTAGTAATTATTTGATGATAAGATGGGGAAGTTCAGTACAAGGGAGTTCGGACTTACAAGAATTCTATTTAATTAGTTGTAACGAAAGATTGAATAAACACTTTTTTGCTATTAGTAAACATCCTAAACTTCAATGGCTATGCGCTACTAGTGTAAGTCCCGGAATGGGAACACAGCGTCATCAATGGATTTCTCCAAAGAAAAAAGAATCAGGAAAAAGCAATACTAAAAAACAATTGGCTGAACTATTTCCAAACATGAAAGAAGATGAAATAGAAGTTATGGATAATATTAATACTAAAAAAGATATTGAAGCTTATCTTCACACCCAAGTTATTGAAAAATGAAATATACATGCCAGTATTGTAAAAAAGATTTTATAAAAGAATCTAGTCTTACAGTGCATAGCTGTGAGCCAAGACGTCGACGTATGGAAAAAGATGAAGTCGGCGTTCGTATGGGATTCAATGCGTATTTAAAATTTTACGAACTAACACAGGGTTCAGCTAAATTAAAAACATATGAAGACTTTGCCGAGAGTCCTTATTACAAAGCCTTTGTAAAATTTGGACGCTATTGTGTTAATACAAAGGTAATCAATCCTACTAGATTTACCGAATGGGTACTCAAACAAAATAAAAAATTAGATTATTGGTGTAGTGATAAACTATATGAAGAATATTTACATTATTATTTAAAAGTAGAAAGAATGGAAGATGCGTTAGCTCGTGCTATCGAGCACTCAATCAAATGGGCCGAAGAAAAAGATGCGGCACCAAATGATTTTTTAAGATACGGTAATCATAATACTATAACTCACGCAATAACTAATGGTCGAATTAGTGCTTGGGTACTTTACAATTGTGACTCAGGTCGACAGTTTTTGTCGGATATAAATGAAGAGCAACGTAATATTATTTGGCCTTACATTGATGTTGATATATGGACAAAAAAATTAAAAGAAGATCCGGCCAATAGAATTGAAGCCCAAGAACTATTACAAAAAGCAGGTTGGTGATGAGCGCAGATATTGATATTGATTTAGCAGATAGAGAACAAGTTTTAAAACTTATTAACTATGTACCAGCAAGGCAACGTCATCAAGGACAAGTAAGAAAACATAATTCAGGTATATATGTAACTGATATACCATACGACCCAATTAATAATTGTGCAGCTATAGATTACGAAGATGCGGAAAATAGAGGTTATTTTAAAATTGATTTGTTAAACATGAGCGTGTATCAACTTATCAAGAGCCCAGAACATTACGAAGAAATGCTAACAAAAATTCCACCGTGGGACAAATTGTGGCAAGATATTGAATGGTCTAAGCAACTAGTTCATGTGGGAAATTATACTGAATTATTGAAATCTATGCGCCCTGATAGTATTCCTAGAATGGCAGCGTTTATTAGTATAATACGCCCAGGAAAGGCACACTTACAAAATCAAACGTGGAAAGATGTATTCCAATCAGTGTGGGACGGAGATGATAGTCGAGGATACACTTTTAAAAAATCTCATGCTTTAA